ATGACACAACTGTGCACTGCACAGATACAACCGTTCGAAGAGTGTTCGACCGCATGCTGAAGATTCTTCTGAAGAAAGGCAGAACACTGTGACTGTTACATCTCTCGACGGTGAAGAAACTATTCTGTGTGTTTTCACTGCACGCATCAGCGGACCATGCGAACACGATTTGCGCGTCGATCTAACTGTAAACGGTGACGACGTATGTGTTGTCAAACCAAGCGTGTTCCCGACCGTATGCGTAACGACACCGTTTTCAACGGTCATTAAGGGCTTGCTCGACGGCAACTACCCTGTTTTTGGACGCATCCACCATGTCGGAACGCTCACACTCGTTAGTGTGCGTCTTCCATCTCTCTGAAAGGAACTACGATGAAACTGGTTCAAGCTAACTACGACGACTACACAAGCTCGAAAGACAGTGGCTCTCTGCACACTGTTTCCCTTCGGTACGAAGGCTCCGTCGAAGACGTGACGCGCTTGCTCAATGCTGCGCTCAGCGGTGCTCTGCTTCGCGGCCTTTCGTCTGAGACAGCAGGTCACCACTTCAATGTTGAACAGCGCTTCGCGGAAGGTTCTGACCCTAACCGAGTCAGTAATGCAGTTGCGAAGCAATTCGAAAACGCGTACATCACGCCAGCGGCGAAAGAAAGCACTCCTCCGGTCGAGACGCACGCTGCACCAGAAACACCAAAGCGCGGAAGAAAGAAGGCTGCTGAAACCGCCCCTGCGGCTCCACCGCCACCCGCACCACCGGCAGCAACTCATCCACCGAGCGAAGAAGACGACAAAGAAGAACCGGCTGCAGCAGCCCCTTCAGCAGAGAACGAAAACGACAAGATCATCGAGCAGTTGAAAGACTGTACGAAGCCGTCGAAGCTCATGCTGAAGTGCCGAGAACTCGGGTTCAAGTCGCAACAAGCCAAGGACTTTGTGAAAACGCACTTGGACCGTCTGCATCCTGACATCCGCGGTCGCGCGGATTTGGATTCGGCACTTGCGCTCGCCGCTACGCTCGCGTTCCCCGAAAAGTCCTAGCGCTTTGGAGCAGCGGTGGTTCGACTCCCCGCAGCGCTCTATGAAAAAATTACCTCTTTATCAAGTCCCGCCTGTCGGTCCTGTGACGACGCTAGAACATGTACCAATAAACAGTTCGTGCAAAAAGTGTGAATTACACAAGTCCGCGCGCACCGTGTGCATGCGCCCCGAGCTAGTCACGCAGCAGACAGGCAAAGAACGCATCGCTGTGATTGGCGTTTCGCCAACAGCAGCAGACGACGATCGAACAGGCCGCCCGTTCACAAGCACTACAGGTCGCTGGGTTCGCGAGCAGTTGAAACGTATTCCTTCGGAAGCAGTGCTGCTAGACAACGCCATTCGTTGTCCAATGAAAGAGTTTGCGGACCTGGAAGCCGTGGTCGATAGCTGCCGCGCTTACCTAGCAACAGCGCTTGCCGAATTTCGACCGACGCGCATTCTTGCGCTTGGTTCTGGTGCCACACGTTCGTTGCTAGGACGATACGCACCGCCAGACTCTGTTCGCAGGGGGTTCGGCTGGTATCTGCATCCAGACGACGTGGACGAGCCGGTGCACACATTCGTTCCGGTGTTCTTGTTGGACAACCCTGTGTACGCACTTCAAAACCGGTTTTCCACAGAAGACTTGCGCAACGACATTCACTACGCGCTGACAACACCATTACCGAGTGCGCGCTTCATGGAGCAGTTCGTCTATGAAGTGGAAACAGTGCGGGACATGCGCGCTTGTTACAAAGCGTGCGAACACGCTGGAATGTTTTCGTACGACACGGAAACGTCAGGCCGTGCTTTCGACAAACTCTTTCGCATTGAAGCTTTGACGGTTTGGCCGTCCGGCCTGCAGCACGGCTACAAGCTATCGACTTCGCTCGATAATCCTGAAGTTGTTGCGTTAATGACGCAGCTACTCTCGAATGAGCACATCAAAAAGGTCGGTCACAACATCAAATACGACATGGTTGCAACGCTTGCTGACCCGCGCATTGCAACGTTTCCCGCTGGTGTGTTTTCAGACACACGACTCACCAGAAAACTGCTGGAACCAGAAGTAGCAGCTGACTTGGCAACCGCTGCTGAACTTGTCGGGCATGGAGGGTACAAAGAAGAGGCGCGGCGAGAGCTGTCAGAGATTTGTCGTGACTTGAACGCACTAGCCAACGAGCCTCTTCGGGCTCCCACACAGTCCGGGAGAGCGCGCAAACCGCCAGCACTCAAACGCCTGCGCGTTCACAACGTTCGCACTGAACACCTGGAAGCCTTGCGCAAAGAAACCGTTGTCGCAGAGCAGCTCGCCTACCACTACATGACACCCACCGTGCGCGACACCTACAACGGGCGCGACGCACAAACAACCATGGCTTTGCACGAAGAGCTTTACTCTCGACTGCGCGCCGAGCCTGGTCGTTTACTCGTGCACGACAAGATCAGCATCCCTGCAACGAGAGCGCTCGCGCATATCGAAGCATGGGGCTTTCTTGTTGATCAAGAAGCGCTGTACGCGTTTGACAACTACTTAGCGTTGAAGCTCTACGAAACAGAAAGACACTTGAAGAGTGTGGCTGACATCAACTTCAACTCACCGAAACAACTTGGCGAACTTTTGTTCGACAAACTCAAGCTCCCGCTTGTGAAAGAGCGGAGCACTGATGCGTCGGTACTCAAAGCTTTGGAGTCAAAACATCCAATTGTAGCGTCGTTGCTCCGACATCGAAAACTGGCGAAGCTTCGCGGTACATACGCCAAAGGAATGATTCCGCACATCCGAGATGACGGGAGAATTCATCCTACCTACTTGATTGACGGTGCAGTTACTGGGCGCATTTCATGTGCGGACCCGAATCTCCAAAACATCACGTCACCAGAACGCGACGAAAAAAACAGTGATGAACAGTTCGGGAAAATGTGCCGCGACATTTTCGTAGTGCCTGATGACTACGACCTGTTTGAAGGTGACATGGCGCAACAGGAACTGCGTGTTGCTGCGTTTCTCTCCGGCGACGAGACACTCATTTCCGAGTTCCTCGCGGTTCCTCCTGTCGATATTCACGCAAAAACCGCTTCGGTGGTTTACGGTGTGCCCATCGAGCAGGTCACAAAAGCGCAACGCACGCGTTCAAAAACTGTTACGTTCGGCCTTCTCTACGGCAAAACAGACGAAGGTTTGGCAGAGCAGCTAGGAATCACGCTGGAAGAAGCGCGAGAGATTCGTAAAACAGTTCTCGGGCGCTTCAAACAACTCGCGGTGTACCTGCGCGCCATGGTCAGGCGCGCGCATTCTGAGGGTGGCGTGTATACGTGGTGGGACGGTAACGAACGCGCTCGTTGGCGGCCGTTGTATGATGTTGCTGCGAACGGACCAAAAGCACGACCGCAGATTTTCCATGCCGAAAACGCCGCTGTGAACACACCCATTCAAGGAACAGCTGCCGACTTCGTGACCGCGAGCCTTTGGCCGCTTGTGTCGTGGATTATCGAAACACGCGCACCCGCAAAAGTTGTTTGCACAGTGCACGACTCCATTCTCGTGGAGTGTCGAAAGGACTTCACACCAACACTTGCGCGAAAAATGCACCAAATTATGACCAGCCACAACTCGGGACGTGTCCCGCTCGTCCCCGATTTCAAGTGTGGTCCGCGCTGGGGGTCAATGAAACACTATGAACTCAAGTGAGGACGACAAAGAACTGGTAGAAGAGGCAGTGCGCTTGCGTCCGATACGCTGCCGTCTTGTAGACACTATCGAGGCAGTAAAAGTTATGCGCGCAGCTTCTTTAGAAGGAATCGAGGCGCTCAGTATTCGCGCTGCGCACAGAGATGGAAGGTGGGTCGAGTGTGTTGTGCCGTTTTCTCCGCCGCACTATCTACCAGGAAGGTGTTGGAAAGATGTGCGACTCGTTTCTTGGTACGGCACGTTAGCGCTTGCCGCTTACGGTCCTCGGAATGTCCCTTTTGGTCGTGATGCGTACTACAAAGTCAAAGACGTTGTAGTACGTCTCAAAGAGGTTTTGGAAGCTCCGTGTTTGGACTGCAAAGAAGACGCTTTGTGCCCGACTTGTGTGTTTTGCGAAGCCGCTGAGAAACGGCGCGCGCAAAACCCAAGTCTTCGTCTGTCGGAGTGGCCCTTCAACGCCGCGTAAATTTCAGCGCCGTTGGCATGACAGGGAATGAGAGCGCGGTACATGGATAACGAGCAAGATGTTGGGTTGTTTGCTATAAACGAAACACGCATACAGCACGAGTTCATGCGCGTTGCTTCGGACCTCGCTCGCTGGAATCAGAAGCTAGCCGAAGCAACAGAAGCGGTTCAACTCGCCGAACACAAACTGGAGTATGTAGAAGCACACATTTACCATCACATTCGAATCGCAGCGCAGGCAGACGGAGAGAAGATTTCCGAGAATGCAATTCAATCGAGAATAAAACTTGACGATCTGTACCGCGCACAACGAGACACTTTGATCAAAGCAAGCAAACGCTTGCTAGAAATCAAAGGGGCTGTTCAAGCCATTATCACGAAACGCGACATGCTGATTAGTCTCGGAGCGCACTTGCGCGAAGAGATGAAAGGCGACCCATCAATCCGAAGTGAAAAGATAGACTGGAGCACACGCAATGACTAAAGAAATGCAGTTGTACGGAAGCTTTGACATTGAAGCCGCAGAAGAAGAGGCAAAACAAAGCAAGCAAGGCAGTGGGAACATCATTCGCAAGCTGGAAGAAGGAATCCACAAGTTCCGCTTTCTTCCGCCACGCGTCGGGGAAACTTCGCCGTTCCTGGTGACGTTCGAGCACTTCTTCAACGTCGCCCCAAACAAGTCTGTGAGCTTCAACTGTCCGCGCGAAATGGCGCGACAACAATGCCCTGTGTGCATGGAAGTTGCTCGCTGCGAGGCTTCGGGCACACCAGCTGACAAGGCACTCGCAGACGATCGAAGAGCGCGTCGCTATGTTTGGGCAGTTGTGTTGGACCGTTCCGACGCATCGATGGTGCCGAAGATGTTTCGCTTCGGCAAGACAATCCACGAAAAGCTGCTCGGCATTCGTACGAAGCACAAAATCAACTTCGTTGACCCGATGACGGGAATCGACATCGTGATCGAGCGCACCGGTAAAGGGAAAAACGACACCGAATACACGGTGATGATGGACCCGGACGGCAAGAGTCCTTTGGCTGAGTCGGAAGAACAAATGATCGACGTTTTGACCGCTGCCCCGAACATGCACGAGACTGTTGGACGCGTGCTCAGTTTGGAAGCGATCAACGCGAAACTGTTGGGCGAAGAATCGCAGATCGGTGTTCGCGACGCGAAAGCAAAGCAACTTCCGAGTGGCAAAACTGCGCGGGATTACACTACGCGCTAGACCTTCTGCTCCTCTCCTTCTATCTGTTTCTCCCGGACAGATAGTCGTGGCAGTGCTTTCACGACAGAGGATTAGTGAAGCCGCGAGCGATCCGTGTAGCTACGGTGACTGTAACCAAGGGTGATCGCGAACAGTGACAGCCGGGAAAGACCGGCGTTTCTATTTGAGCGCGTAGTTTTTATCTCTGGGAAGTACAGTGCACGAGAAAACCAGAGCGGCAAAACGCACCAGTAAACATGGTGAGATGCGAGTTCGAGGCTCGTCGCGTTCGTAGGAGACAGGCACTTAGCTTCAGAGCGTGGAGACAACTCCTCATAAAATGACGGTAACGCTCTGCGTGAACGACAACGAGAAAGTCGTGACAGCTCGGAGAGACGAGCCTTTCTACAAAAAAACACGAGGTGTGCATGCGTTTTGTTGAACTCATCGCAGGCAACTGCATACCTGCGTTTGCGTATACGTACGCTGGAATCTCCTCAGAAATTCCAGCGTACCTGCAGCCGATTGTGCAGTTACCGAATGTGCGAAACCTTCAACGGTACATCGGGCGAGTCACAGAAGAGTTCGACGACTCATACGGTTGCGAGTTCTGGGAAATACCGAGCGGGGTTGCTCTGCTCGGTAGTCTGTCAAAAAACGACGCTGACACAATTCTCGAAACACCATTGCAGCTTCACGCGCAGATTGAGTTGTGGACGTGGGAAACGCCTGCAGGCAAAGAGCGCGTTTACGTACGCCACAGGAGACATGACCATGACGAAGAGAGAGCCATCATTCGTGTCAATCAAGGACGTGGAAATCGTCCGTGAAACATCACGAGCACTGTTGTGCCGAATCGAAGACAGAGAAATTTGGATACCTCGATCAATGGTTGGCGAGGATTCCGAGATTAACGCTACTGGTGAAAGAGGAGTGCTGTCCATTGCGGAGTGGCTAGCAGAAAAAGAAAATCTACTTGGGTAGGTCGGAGTGACTGCTGTGTGACGTTGGGTTTTTCCTCATTTTGCCCCAAGCGAAGAGCAGCACCGTGGTTCGACTCCACGGCTATCCATCAAAATGACAACAAAATCAAAACGAGAAAACATCTTCGTGTGCGCAGACGTGCACATCGGAAACCACAAACAGTTCGGCGTCGCACCGATTCACTGGAGGCACTACCCCGATTGGTCGGAGTTCAACAGCCGCGCAGCGATGACGTTAGAAGTGTTTCGCTCGTTTCTTCTTCTCGCTGCACAGAAAGGTCGTTATGCGTTTGTTTGTGGCGATCTCTTCGACAAGGATCAGCCGGGAACAGCGCTGCTCAAAGAAACAATTTTCACTGTTCGCGCTGTTCTTGACGAGTTCAAAGACCTCGAACTCGTACTTCTCAACGGCAACCACGATCAGACATCCAAGCGTCTCTCTGCAATCGACGCCGTGGGCTTTCTCTCTTCGTGTCATTGCGTTGTCGGTGCTTACACGCTGGCTAACATGCCGCACTTCGCGCCGCGCGTTTTGTGTGTTCCGTATCAAATCGACGGCGCACAAAGCACAATGAAAGTTATTTCCGAGTATGTAGAGAACTCAATCCGCGGGCAGGAAATTCAAGTAATTCTTCTGCATGCCGGTCTTTATGATGACAGCTTCTCTCCGTGGGAAAAATCTGCGAGTCACGCGTTGAGTGTTCCTGACTTAGCAATGATGCTCAGTGGGTCCAACGTGCACACGGTTGTCGCCGGCGACTGGCATCATGCGCGCACTTGGGATGTTGGTGGTGTGCACTTCATTCAGTGCGGCGCGTTGTGCCCTACTGGTTTCGACGACGACGGCGACACGATGGGTCGCGTTTACGAGTTCGATCCGTCGTGGAATCTCGTGCAAGTGCACACGATCGCAGGGCCACGCTTTCGCACTGTTTCGTATGAAGGAAGCGGGCAGATTGAAGAGCTTCTTCGTACGTACATAGTAGAACGCACGACTGGAATGCACCGTTTCACGCGTGTGCTTACTCGCCCGAGCGAGTATGTCGAAGCACAAAAACAAGTGCAACAGCTGCAAGCACAGCACTGCGTTACAGTGGAAATTGACAAGCGCGCTGCTGAAAGCCGTCGTGAAGCTGTTCGTGCTGCTGTTACAGGGCGTAAGTCACTCGCAGACGCTCTAGCTGCGCACGTTGCAGCTACAGAGTTTCCCCGACACGTTTCCTCGAATGATGTGCACGACCTGTGCAGAAAGTTCTTGAGGCTCTGATGTTCGTCGCAGCAAGTAACACATCGGCGACTCGGTTATACGTCATCACAGAGCACTCGTTAGAGACACTCGCCGAAAAGACCGCACTCCTCTTGGAGCACAAAGACCTGCTTGTTGGTAAGCAACGCGAGCGCTTACTGACTACGCGGGACATCACGCTTTGCACAACCGTCGCGGAAAAAATTGCTGCGGCTCAAACCGTTACTACGCTCGAAGTTTGCTGCATCGAGTTTTTGTACCAGCGTCTGAGCGACAAACTGAACAAGGAAATTCTAGATGCGCTGCTCTAAGCTCACTCTGTGCGGCTTCACAACGTTTTCCAAACCAACAACGCTTCGGTTCCCAGAAACAGGCGTTGTGCTGCTTACAGGACCGAACGGATGCGGGAAAAGCAGCATCGCAGATGCAGTTTCCGTGGCGCTGTGGGGTTCGCCGGTTCGCCCAACGTCTGTTTGGAATACCGCGTGTGAGTACCAGTACGTTGAACTAGAAACGGACTACCTGTCGTTGCACGTTTCTCGAACAAAAGCACCAAAAGCTGCGCTCGCTTGGTCTGGCGATCATCAAGTCACACAACAGTACGACACTGTGACGAAAGCGCAGACCGCATTGAGCAGCGTCCTTCCGGTAACACAAGCGACCTGGAAAGCTGCACACGTGTTTCGTTCTTTCGACGTTGGTTCGTTGAGTCGCGCAACAGACGAAGTGCGTAAGGTGCTGCTAGAAGAACTCGGAGGGCTCAATGCGTTCTCTGACGCAAGCAAGGCAGCGAAAGCAGAGACGACAGCGCAGAAAAGTTTGGTGCAGAGCTTGAGTCTTGGATTGACGCGTGATGCTTCAGCGTTAGCAAGCCACACCTACTGGCTAAAGAACCAGGTTGAATCCACGCTTTTGATGCGAAAATCCTACGTCACCGAAGTTGAAAAGCTCACGGAAGCACTACGCGAACACGACGCGCAAGTCACAGCACTGGAAAAGGCGAAGCGAGACTTTTTGGCATCCTCTGAATCCGAAGACGCCCTTGTTCGTGCTGTCGCAGAAGCTCAAAACGACGTGGCAACGATTAAACGGGCGATCACGCAAGCGAAGCAAAACTACTGCTTTGCGTGTAACAGGCCTTTGAGCACAGCGACCAGTGAAGTGTCACTGCAGAAGTTGCAAGAGCAGTTACAGCACGCAGAGCGTGTTTACGGCGATGTGCAGCTTCGCATGCACAAACACCGACTCGCGTGTCAAAAACTAGACAATGAAATTGGGCAACGAATACTTCTGCGCAGCGAAGTTAACGCGCGACTATCAGCACTCAAGACAGCTGGAACCGGTAACGAGGAAGAAAACCTTCTGTCGTGTGCTTCAACCGTTGCGTCTTTCACCGCGACATTGACGCGCACATTTCTGCTGGTACGCGCTGCTGAAAGGCGCTTAGCGCTCCTCGAAGAAGTTGAAAAGGTTCTCGGCTTTCAGGGCTTACGCAGCACAATGCTGCACGATTTGCTGAAGCTCTTAACCGACGAAGCAAACTACTGGCTGTCGCTGCTGTGCGACAACATCCAAGTGGAGTTCTCTCCGACAACCACAACATCATCCGGTGCGGTACGCGACAAGATCAGCATGGCTGTGTCTGGTGTTGGAAATGGTCTTGGATATTTCGCGTGTTCGGACGGTGAACAACGTCGCATTGACCTCGCAACAACGTTTGCGCTCAGTAGCTTGTCTCCAGTACAGGGAACCATGTTCATCGACGAGTGCTTCGACTCGCTCCACCATTCGGGTGTCGTGAGCGCTGTCGAAGCACTCGGGCGAATTGCAAAAACGCGCTGTGTTGTTCTAACGACGCACAGACAAGACATCGTTGAACTGATTAAACCTGTTGCTCACTACCGTTTTGTCGCCCCCGGAGTGCTCGGATGACACGATCAGAACTTGTTGCAGCAGGTATTCACGTTGCAAGAAAGCTGTGCCTTGCTGACGAAACCACAACACTGTCGCAGGTCGCACACGTGCTCAAGCAACAGGGCGTTGTGCAGCCTCTTGCATGCGAAATCACAACTACATGGTTGCTCGACGTGTATCTACAAGGACCGTTCGAGCGCGTTGGATACGACGGATTTTTCAAACTGAGGAAGAAACAATGACCACCGGGGTAATTCACCTAGCAAGCCGCAACCCAAACGAACCAACTTATACACCGCAGGCGATTCTTCGCCCGTTCGACCAATCGCACAAAGTTGTCGAATTCCTCACTGAGAAGCCCTGCCCGGTTATCACACACCAAAACATTCTCCTCTATCACTCAAGCCCGATCACGCAGACCGCCCGATTCTCTGTGCGCCCTGTGTATTTGGACAACTCACCACCAATCGCCGAGCTGCCTTGCCGATACTTCGCGAACTCGTCCGAGATGATTGAGTCTCTCGTTTCCGGCGGGTTGATCCCCGAAAACTGGTACGACGCGTTCGATATTGGAACGCCGTTTGACGATGTTCTTGCGTGCGCTGCGGATCCAAAAAGCCTTGAAACCGCTCTCCGGCTCGCTGACGAACTGAGCAAACACATTCCGCATCCGATAAGAACCACGAACGTCGAAGTTTTTCACGTGCACAACGCAACACGATATGCACAGCGCGAGGGTTTGTACGACCACGTGAACTACAGCGAAGTGCTGCCGCCTGTCCACAGCCGGTCATTGTCGTACTGGCGCTGGTTGGACGGCTACATCGCAGACACATTTTCTGAAGACGCGGATGCTTTCAAGCAGCAGGTCGGGCGAATTGCGAGCATCGTCTGTTCCATTTGGGACACCGGGCATTTCGTTGCAGAGGTAGTTTCCAGCGCTGTGTTGAAAGCACGAAAAGAGGGTAAAGCGCTGAACATCGCACTTGCCGGACTTAACCATCAGCGTGATACGCTCTGTTTGAAAGCTGGCTACCTGAGCCTTCCATGGAGTGACGATGCAGAAAAACTGGTTTCGATTGGGTGATGCGCAAGTCGGCGTCATTCAACTAAGCGATCTTGTTCGCCGAAGAAACAACTACCGGCGAATGACGCAAAGCACGATGGATGCTCTCGTCGAGAGCATTAAAGAGTTCGGCTTTCGTTCCTTGGTTGTGGTGCAGCGCTCTAAAACTGACCCGACAAAGTACGAAATCGTTGACGGCCACCACAGAGTCGCCGCGCTAGAAAAGCTCAACATCCAGGATGTGCCGGTCGCGTGTTTGGACAGTAACTTGTCGAAAGCTCAAGTCGACACAGCAATGATTTCGTTCAATCTCTCTGCAGAGATTGTCCCGGAAGAGTTCTATGAACTTGTTCGCGAGATTCAGCAAAGCACTGGGGAAGAAAAGCTCGCAGCTCTTACAGGAATTGACGAAGCTTTTCTCAAAAGCTTGAACGACGCCGTTAATGCTCCTCCACCGGAGTTGCCTGATGTAGAAGCGCCGCCGTCGCCGCAGCAAGCAAAACAGGCTGCGGTGAAACTACCGCTTTCGAACAACGGCAAACGACTGACAGCACTGCTGGTAAAACAACCGAACGAAGTTCAGCGAGAGTTCGCTGAACTATTCGAAAAAGCGCTCGAAGAATACTTACTGAAGAAGGCAGACGAATGCTAACCGACAACCAGATTCGCGCGTTGATGCGCAGAGAAAACAACCCGCTCGTCATTGAACCAGAACCTGCGGACAACTGCTTCCAGTCTGTTTCTGTGGAGCTGACTTTGGGGGGCACCTTACTGCGCAAGATTGGAAACACAGGCAACCACCACGAAACGCTCGAAATTGGTCCTCGTGGATTTCTCCTATGGCCACTCCAGTTCATTCTCGCATCAAC